AGGATATTAACCCGTTGAAGTCTTCGCCATTTCGAAGCGGTTTTGTAAGTAACCCGCTAAGGATATGATCTCGTCTCGCTTGTCATATCATCGCCGTTTTCGTTGGTCTGCCGTCACACGTTTCAGCCGTTGTATCGCATTATCCGCCTTGTTAGCATTCCCATCGCCTCCCGAAGGATGCCTGCCGTTACCCACTCAGACGCTTAGTGCATTAACGTGTATTTGAGTTGCCCGTCATCTGCAACCGCCCGACTCGCACCATCTCGGACTCGCTTTATTAATCGTTACAATAGTGACCCTACAGGATTCTTCACAGGTATGCAAGCAAAACTTTCACATCTTTTTTCAGTTGATATTTGGGGGGTTCAGATTTACCTTGGCAATATGAAATATAAAGACGCCAAAACCTTATATGATGAGATCAAATCAGCGGATAACAAAGAGCTTTATGCTATATGCACAGAGACAATCAACACTATACGCAAACAAGAAAAACAAATCGAAAAAAACAAGGATAAATCGAATGTTTTAACCACCGCCATTGATTTCAACGATCAAAGCCTTACACGCACGCACACGTTGCAAAATTTATACCAAATGATGCTTGACGGCAACGCTACAGCGGGGAAATACTTTGCCGAGTATACAAATATCAAGCAAGATAATGATGATCTTCGCATAGAGATAGTACGCTTTAAAGATATTACAGACTACGATGATCTTTCGGAGCAACAGACACCAACAAACAACATAAACTCTTGCCAAGAAATCAAAGGGCAGGTACAAAATTAAAGGGTAGGGTCGGGTTTTGCGATTTTAAATTTTTCGAAATATAGACCCTTCTAAACATTATGAAAAATTTTGATATACCAGATGTGAAACTTGAAGACTTATCTTACTGCCTATGTATAGACTGTGATAATTACTTTTATGTAGTAGAGTTACCTATGTCTATAAATGACCCTAAATTTTGTCCATACTGCGGGATTGATTTTACTTATTGCATTGGAGAAAAAGGTGAAGAAGATTAATACTTGCGAGCGTTGCTGTTGTATTGACACAATCGACAACCCGATATTGGAAGTATTGGATGCTGAAGGTGAGGTTGAAGAATATATATGTATGATGTGTTATGCGGAGGAGATAGATGAGCGGAGGTAATGTACCACACAGATACACACAGGAAGCCCAAGATGAGCGTGATTGGAAGAAGGGTAAGACTAGGGCAGGGGATAACTATATGTCGATGAGGTTTGACAAGAAGAGGTATGAGTCTAACTATGACGAGATAGACTGGAGTGCTAAGGGCACAGGGAGCAAAAAAGCTAAGTGAAGATACGCATTCCATCGATATGTCCCCGTGAGTATCAGTTTAATGTTTGGGACGCTGTGGAGAGTGGTGCTAAGAACATTGTGATCTCTTGGGCGAGGCGGCACGGTAAGGATGTCACCACGGCTTCTATATTGAGCTGTAAGGCGTTAGAGCGGGTTGGGTCTTACTACTACCTATTTCCGACTAGAAAGTGGGCTGAGAGGGCATTGTGGAATAACATTGTAACTATCGGCAAAAAGAGTGGCAACCTGTTGGATATTATTTTTCCCCCTGAGATTGTAGATTATAAGAACAATACGGATATGAAGATTGGTCTTATCAACGGTTCGGTGATTAACTTTAGCGGTACTGACAACCTTGATTTTGTGGGGCAGGGGGGTTATGGGTACGCCTTGTCTGAGTTTTCACTTCACAAAGAAGAGGTCACGGGGTTTTTGTCTCCGATTTTAGATGAAGGTAATGCGTTCTTTATAGCCAACGGTACAATGCGTGGTAGAAAAAATCTTCTGTACCAGATGTACGAGGCTAACAAAGATGACCCTAACTGGTTTACCGAGTGGCTGACGCCACAAGATACAAAGCGGTATTGTTGGGTGGGGGATGAGATGAGCCTGAACCCAGAGCTTCTTGGCAAGATTGACCCGCTTACTGGCAATGAGTATTTAAACATTCAGAACCGTGTGGATTCTAAGATGATTAGTTATTCGCTTGCTAGGCAGGAGTATTTAAACGAAGCGGTTGCTGATGTGGCTAACTCTGTGTATGGCTACGAAATGACTAAGCTAGAAAACAAAGGTATGATTACCCCTTTGACACACAATATAAACGATGTGGTGTACACGTTTTGGGATTTGGGTGTAGACGACCCTACGGCAATAGTGTTTGGTACAGTTGATAGCAGAACAGACAGAATACAGATGATTGATTACTATGAAAACACAGGATATGATATAAAGCATTACATAGATGTGATAAATCAAAAGGGTTATAACTATGGCGGGCATTATATGCCACACGACTCTAAGAAGAGAGCAAACAATACAGGTACTAACATTATTGATTTTTGCCGTACAGAATATGGATTTGAGGTTCGTCCGATTCCCAAGACTAACTCTGTGCGTGATGATATTGAAATTATTCGTAGGTTTTTGCCAACCGTATGGATTAACTCAAAACTAGATAAGTTAATTGAGTGTTTAATAAACTATCAATGGAATCCAGTTACGGGCAGAGTTTTGCATAATGAATACTCTCATGGAGCGGATGCTGTGCGTATGATGGGTATGTGCATTCATAATCGTATGATAGATCAATATCTTAATGTTGATAGAACTAATATAACACCACAATACATAGATGGAGGTTCATATTTAGTATGACACCGTATGAAAAAGCAAAAGAATTATATAAAGGAAAAGAGAGTGAGTTCTTTGAAATACTTGAACAATGCGGAAAGGTGGGTGGGTTTCATTCTGATGATGAATGTTTTGTGTGTGCCTATCAAACATATTCAGAATCTATAAAAAATAAAACACAAAAAAGACTTGACAAGTTAGACACTTGGTATATATACATTCTCGCAGGTGACCCGAAAAAGGCGTTTCATTACACGATGAAAGATATGAAATACGTTGCCTATGAAAGATTTGACGGTAAGGTAAGACTAATTAAAAAAGAAAAAATAGAAAATTTACTATGGCGTACATCTCTGCGAGGTAGAGAGTTTAGTGATCACCGCCATAGATTTGAAGTTGGAGTTTAGTAATGGGAAGCACAAAATCGCCTACATACACACCGCCACCTGCACCTATGATTACTCGTATGCCTATAGAGGCTGATTTCGAAAAAGACGCAATGAAGGCAAGAAAAAAGAATCAAAAAGCAAAAAGACCTAAACAACCATTAGAATACAAAGATGTAGTAGGTCAGGGCAAAACTTTAGCAGATGTACGGGGTTCTGGAAAAGGAACAACCGTTTTTAGTATGGGTAATTATCAATAAGGACTTATTATGGGTAGATCATCAGCACCAGAACCTGCACCACCTCCACCGCCACCTTCTCCTACACCAACTCGTGTAGATACAGCGGGTCAGCAAAGAATGGCTCAAAAAACACAAGCGGCTAGACAGGGTAGAGCATCTACTATTCTTACCAAGCGTAAAACAAAAGCTAAAAAACTTGGTGAAAATACAAAAGGTACAACAAACATATTGGGTCAATAATGGATGGCAAGGCATTAGTTAAAAAATTTGATTCAATGAACTCATATGCCATTGGTAATTGGAAAAACCTTTGGCAAGAATGTGCTGATTGGGCTATGCCTACAAACGATAACATTAATCGTGTTCGTTATGAAGGTATGGAAAAGTCACCACAGCGTATGATTGATACCTGTATTGAAGCTAACTATAACTTTGCCGCAGGGTTTTATTCTCATATGTTCCCACCAAACAGCGTGTGGGCTAAATACCGTCACCCTAATCCAATGCTCATGGCTGATGAATCTGTTGCTTATTACTTTGAACAGGTCAGCCGTATTGTGCATCAGTTGCTTATTGGCTCTAACTTTGCACAAGAAGAGTTTCAATCGTTATTGTGCATGGGAGCGTTTGGCACTAACTGCCTAACACTAGAAGAAGACGAGAAAGATATTATTCGTTTTCGCAACCACATCATTGATAATGTGCGTATTGAAGAAAACAACTTAGGTGCGGTAGATACTATTGCTCGTGAGTTTAAACTAACACCACGACAAGCGATTCAGCAGTATGGTGTAGAAGCATTAAAAGCGGCAGGTCTTGAGCAGATAGAACAAGAAGCCCAAGATTATAAGCATAAAAAATATACATTTATTCAATTTATTATGCCTCGTGCATCGTATGACAAGTCATCTAAAAAAGCTATCAACAAACCATTCGCCTCTTATCACATAAATCGTGAGCGTGGTACTGTGGTTCAAGAAAGTGGATTTGATTACAATCCATACAAAGTAGCAAGATTTACCAAAGGCAATGACGAAGTATATGGTCGTTCGCCTATGAGCATGGTGCTTGGCACAGCTAGACGCACAAATGTTATCTATCGTTCTATGGTGCTTGCCGCAGAGCAGAGAGCTAACAGCCAATGGCTTGTACCAGATGATGACAGCGTAACAAACATCAGCAATCGTGCAGGTGCAATAATTAAATGGAG